CAGACCGCTTGGTTCCATGTATTTAGTGGCCGCAGACTGACTCTGCACACGTTTGATCCGCCCCTCCACTGCAGTGCTCAGTGGATAATGGATAACGTGGATTGTCTAGAGGAAAGAGATACTCCGGGTACCTTGGCTGCTCGTCCAAGTACACGCGCACAACTCTAAACTCTCGTCGGTGACGAACATGCGCATTGAGGGTGCGCCTTACCTTCCCAAGGAATCGATTATAAATATTGACAAGAAATGAACTATTTTCAGGTATATCAGCACACAACCTTGTGCCGTCGTGGTCAACCCACCAAGCATCATCGTTGTCAGGGGACACAACTCCCTTTCGTTGATAGTCTCTACTTATGGAACCATTCAACCGTCGGACAACCCAACGATTTCGATTTATAGAGCCACACCGAGCTCTCCCGCAAACACAGTGCGGCATTAGACAACACCCAGACAAACAACCTAGAGATTCATAAGATTATTGATGGGATTCTTAAATTCGACGTCGTACTCAATGTAGATCAACCCAACAGTAGTGGAAGAATTCATGGAAACTGTAAAGCTACCAAAGCAGAGATCATTCACGGTATTGATTGCGTAATTGATTGCATTGGTGCCGGCTCCATAAAGCTGCATCGTAACGTAACTAACTTTCTTCCATGAAGGGTCGATCCTGAGCGGAACCTTGACATCCCTATTCGCCAAACCAGACATCGGATACCCCGTAGGATTGGTGGCGAACGAACTGTTCGCACCATCACTATAGTCGGGGGAAGACATGACCGAGAAATTCCCCGTCGCGGTGGTTGCGGAATTGGCCACGAAGCAAACTTTTGCATTGGTTATGCGGTACAACTCAAAATTCTTGGAAGTCTGATACAACCAAGGCAAATGAGGGAACTCAACCAAACTGACTAGGCCGTCAGCAGTTTTCTGGCCACCAAAACCCAGTGGTGCCAAACAATACGTGACCGTAGCGTTTGCACCAGGAACAGATGCTGACAAGCTTGCAGCTCGAGCATCTGTAACCAGGTTGTCCTTAACACCGCGGTAAAGATGTTGGATGGATTTCTTATTTTGTTTCTTTGATTTATTCGCCATTTCTGTTGTGTATTGGATGCCCCCAACAGCAAGGAGACTGTACATCGAGTGATACACCTGGGGACACCACCTTCAGGCGTGAGAGCGTGCAGTCGTTCGACATTCCGGGTAATGTAGCATTAACAAGCTACCCCTTAGTACGGAAATATTAAGCCACAGGGTTACAAGTCCTGAGCAGCACCGTTTTGCTCCCATTAATTCAATCGACCCAATAAACTCGGTAAGGGGTGGAGACGTTCAACTCTCCTTCTAGACCTACCCCGATCAACCCAATTAGAAATAACTCGGTAAACTCAACGACTCAAAAGAAAGGACCGGATCGTGATAGTTGAGATGCATGGTTGAAAACATCTCCTCTGTGCAGATTTGAGCGTCAGGAAGTACCCCCCAAGCCAGCCAAAAAGAATATCTAGTACGATCATCTATTGGCCTACTCTTCCGGTGCATCCCACGCGTGGCAATCTTGAGGCCACCGTCGACTCTATGCAGCTTGTTGACTTTGAATCCTTTGGAGCTTCTTGAGTACAATTCGTAAAAACTCTGGAAAATTGGCATGCCCGCGAAACCAGCGATGCCACTCTCCGAAACCGAACGTACCCAACTGCCCCACTCGTTTTCATTGCCAATTGGCTTAAGACACATAGTATCCTTAATAAGAGCTGTGTGTGGGTTCCGACACATTATGTAATCGTCCCCGTCCCAAACGGGACGCGACTGACAGAAATCGATCTTCTCAATGTCGTGAACAACGTCTTCAACAACCGCAGTGAAACCCATCCCCAGGAAGTAATCCTGTATCTTTGGGGCAACCTTGTGCAAATCCTTATCCTCTACGAATAGCACACAGTCATCCCCATCATTGATGTAATCCCATTTTATGTCGCCAAATTGTTGCATGAAGGTCCAGAACATTGCACACATTATAATGATATTGCCAAGTGATGTGTGCATACAACCGGAGAGTCTACCTCCCTCACGAATAAAGTTAACCTTCCCATCTGTCGCCTGCATACGCCCTTTACTGTGTATACTCCAGGCAAGAATCTTCGACAGCTCTCTCCTCTCCTGCGGTGTGCAACAAGTATCTACAAGCACACTATTCTCGAACATGTTCATCAACACGGAGACGTGTTGGTCGAACTTCGCCATGTCGATTGATAGCGCTGCAAACTTAGCAAACCGTCCGCACTTCTCAGCTATGATCCGTCCCTTCTCCTCAGCATTAAGTCCCTTCATAACAGTCTTTCTCCCAAAAACTAAATCGATTCCTTCAAACACAGCGTGCTCCCTATGAGAAATTATGCTGCCCTCTACGATATTCAACCGCGGACTTAGAGGCAAAATCGCGCGTGGCACCGGGTCCTCTTTCTTCATCAAGTTAATCTTTTCATCTTTGATGAAGCCCTTCACGTAGGAGTCATGAATAGATAATGGCCTCTCGTGTAACGATTGGTCAGCATTCTTGTATATGTTCCGTTTCTTAGCATCCTTATACCTACTGGGAAACAATTCCCAGGATAAGGCCGGAATACGCGGAACACATCTACTCAACTTCTTCCTAAACTGTCCTAGCGTCAAGACGCTTGAAGGGTTAGGTTGCGGGGGTCTTGCGAAGCCATCACCATTCTTCACATAGTAAACCCTCTCCCTAAGTGCTCTGTCACAGTTCAAGACAGAATTATCATGTACAGCTGCACGGTTTGGCGGAGCTACTCTACCAATTTGGGTTACCGCGCGCTGCTTACCCATCACGTTGACCCAATGTTGAATCCTGGTCAGTGGTTTTCCACTCTCTGAGACCGGCTGTGGTGCTCTTGAGGGCCGACTGGAAAACCCAGGAATCTTCACCGGGCCACCCTAGGCATCAGCAACACCATGCTGACGACCTCCAACACCAACGAATCGGTGGGGCTTGGAGGATTTGACAAAAGCGCTTGACTGTTTAAGCGCTTCTGTTCTGATCTGAACATCAGATCTGGAGAAGAAGTACAAGGCGACCACGACAGGTAGTATACACGAAATGTCCGATGATCGAACGTAATGCTCGTGGCAATAAGCCCTCGCAGTCCGCTCAACGACCATCACATTTGGAGGCGTGTGTACGCGCTGGCCAAGCTCTCCCCTGCAATGACGGACCAAACGATGCACAAAAGGCTTATGCATGCGACGTCTGATCTTCTTGCGGGTCACCTTACCCTCTCCATCCAACTCAACATCAAACAAATCCTCATCTTCGAATGTAGGGAGGTCGCCAGACTCTTCTGAGTTAAACTCTCTGAGCATGTTATGTCCCCTCCTCTCATCCTCCCTAGATAAGGCTGTGGTTCCTCTAAACCACGACTTCACCCTGTTCCACTCCACACGTCGCTCAAAGCTATCATCATTCGGGTTTGTGCTTGAAGTGTAAACAGACCAAGCGTAATCTGCAGCGTGAATGGTAGCAATATAAGCGGGGATGAGTAGTGTTGTGGCCATGGTGAGTGTTGTGTGAGTGCAGCCAAGCTGCAAGTGTTGTCACGTATCAACAAACGACCCACTTAATACCAATGGTAAGAGCTGAAGTTTACTCTCATACACCGGATTCAGACCTGGGAATCACACCAGTCCCCAATTATGAGTGGGGCCCCAGCAACGATGCCAAGCTGCATGTTAACCTTACCAAATGCAATGGTGGAGTGCTTAACGGTGCACCCGTGTGTTATAACCAACACAATGACAAAGTGATCAACGAA